ACAATTCTATGACTACCCCTACATATTGCGTCATAACACCCATAATATACCAGAAAAACCACTAGATGTTGTGTATTTAAGTAACGGAGAGAAAAACGCCGATTTAAACTGGTTTAAACTGAAGGGTCTTTGTCCTAGAGCAAAACGAATCGATGGAATAAATGGCAGAGCCAATGCATATAAAGCATGTGCAGACATAAGTGAGACTCCGTGGTTTATTAATGTATTTGCAAAATGTATTGTAAACGAAGATTTTAATTTTAACTGGCAACCTGATTGGCTACAAGGACCAAAGAATTGGATATGGCATGCTAAAAATCCTGTAACAGGATTAGAATATGGACATATGGGTATTATTGCTTATCATAAACAGTTAGTATTAGATCAAAACAAATGGGGGTTAGACTTTACATTAAGTATGCCTCATGGAGTTATCCCAATCACAGGAAGCACTGCTGATTACAACACAGATGCATATTCTACATGGAGGACTTCGTTTCGTGAATGTGTTAAACTAGCAGTACAACAAGATATTGAAAGTCGTTACCGATTAAAAACTTGGAGTACAGTCGGTAATGGTGAGTTTGGAGAATGGAGTATAAAAGGCGCAACTGATGCAGTTGAGTTTGTTGCTAGTAAAAAAGATTTACAATTAACTTTCGAATGGAAATTCTGTAAAGAATTCTTTGATACAAAGTATAATCTCTAACAATTCCTCGTCAGTTGTATGAGGATCACACGGAATACTTAGTTGTGTATTACAGTTATATATCGCACCAGGCTTATAAGCCAATGCTTGCTCGTAAACTCTTTTAGTTTCTATGCCTCTTTGAAACAACCAGTATTCTAATTCAGGACGTAACGGAGTGCTAATTACCATTTTACTTACAAGACTATCAGGATTAGTTACTATATCTAATCCTTCTATTTCGTTTAGTTGACCTATATAATCATGTGCAAGTTCTTGTCTGCGTTCTTGCCAGAATGGAAAATGATCTAACTTAATTAACATTTCAGAACATTCACGTTCACTCATAAGACTATGCCCGCCAGTGAAATCCTCAGTGGTGCCATGACGTCTTATGTTTCTTACGGTGTCAGCAATTCTTTTGTCGTTAGTTACTATTGCTCCACCATTGCCATAGTTAGGTAAAGATTTAGTAGGATCAAAACTATAACTAGCAAATATTCCTTGAAGCCTGTGTCCAAAATGTTGAGCACCATCTTCGTATATATTGATATCTTTAGGCAGTGTTTCTAAGTTTCCAAATAACCCTACCCATACTACATCACGAGTTTTTATAGTATTCCAATCAATTAATCCGTTAGGCATCACATCTGCGTAATGACATATTGCGCCTGCTCTAAGTACACTATTTTGTGTTGCGATATATGTTTGTGCTGGTATTGTTGTTTCCATTACACCACAGGCAACTAGTCCTAGTTGTAATGCATCACTGCCACTCCCTACAGTAACACAATATTTTGCTCCTGCAACTTTGGCTATTCTTTCTTCAAAGGCTAATGTGTAGTCGCCTAGCATCATTTTGCCAGAACTTAACGCACTCGTATTTGCTATGATTAAACTTGTTTCTAGTTCTCGATACTGTCTATCTAGGTTATGTAGACGGATTTTCATCTGTTTTTTCGTCGATAGGTATCGTTTCTTGGTAAGTGGAGATACAAGAATTTTTTAGTTCTTCTATATCTACACTTCCTTCTTGTAGCATCATTAATGCTTTTGTAGCAGTGATGTTCTTTGTTCTTGCTAATTTAGTGGCATATATAATAAGTTCATTTCTTGAACTCATTCCTGCGCCTCTGAGTACGTGATCTACATATACTGGCATGTTAGTCTCCAATGTTTTATTTAAGATGTGCTATTGCTAACCATTTCAACTAGTGCTGGTCCAAATGTTCCACCTGCCCATGCAAGTGCTACAATAGTTACTACACCGTATATTAACCATTTCATTTTAAAGTCGTCTACTTCCATTTTAAGAGCAACTAGTTCGTTTCCTAATACTCTTAATGCAATTTCTATCTTGCCTTTTTCATCTTGTTCATCATCGTATTCTGACATGTTAGTCTCCAATTATTAAAGTATATCTTCTGCTAATGGAAATATATTTGCTATTACTTTAGCACATGCATGAGCAATTTCCATATGTTCTTTTTGTGTACCGTTTGCTCCACGCAATTCGATATAGTGTATCCAAGAACGTAATGTACCATTCATGTATAGTGTTGTTTTTGTAATACCTTCAGGCAATACTTTGCGAGCCTGTTCTTTAGCAATTCCTTTTTCGATTGCTTGATCATAAATCTTCTTAGATTCAGTTGCAATAGAACGTTGTTGCTGATTCCACCAAAGTTGTAATGCTTCGTCTTCAACTTCGACACTGTTTTGTCTATTCTTTAAGTCTTGTAATCTTGCTTCACTGTACTCAAACATCTCACCTTGTGCGTCAGGTTTAGCATATCTTTGGCTAAACTCTTGGAAGGCAAAACTTCTATGCCTAACAATCTGGTGTGCGATATCACGAGTTGTTTGAATCTCTAAACAAGCACTAACCATCTCTAATGGTGACCAATGATAATGCTTTATTAGATATTTAATAAGTTTCTCACTAGTTTCACTATTCATTTGGTTAGCAGGGTTACTAACTCTAGCACAAAAGGCAATCAAGTCTTGAATGTTAGAGTCTTGTAACTCATGCTTTTGTAGAAACTCAGGAGCAGACTGACTGTAACTTACTAAAGATACATCCATTAAGAAGCTGTTTCTTTAGATAACATTGCATCATGTGTTACTGATACATCACCTAAAGTAGTACTCTTCTTAGGTCTACCTGGACGTTTTTTAGGAGCCAGTCCTGGATTAAGTGTAACTGCCTCTTCAGTGAGTCTTGTAATCTCATCAGATAGTGTTTTTACTTGTGCTTGCATTGTTTCTGCTTGCTTAATTAAGTTACTAGCAATATCTGCATCAGATAGTACGCCATCAGTAGCAGTTGGTGAACTTGCTCTTACTGCATCTGCGGCTGCTTCGCCTTTTGCTTGATTAGCAGGGTCTTTTAAACCAGTAGTAGCATCAATCTTTGCCATTTTAGCGGCTGCTTCGTTACCTGCTTCTAAGTTACGAATGATATCGTTAATCTCATTAAGTCTTGCTCCAGAACCTTTACCAGGTCTTAACACTACGTCCTGAGATCTTACTTTTTTCATCCATTTTTCTTTATGGCATTTTCCTAGTAAGTTTACGTCATCTGCATCTATTGATTTATGCATTGCATCTGCTAGATTACTTGCGGCTTGGCCTTCTGTACTTTGAATACAACTGAATAGTTTATTATGCCAAATTTGAGGTAAGTTGTCAGGATAAATTACAAGAGACATATGCTCTTCGCCTGGAACTTCTCTAAACGCAATAACCACATTCTTATCGTTGTGTTTACCTACATGTTTTATCATTTTATTCTCCTGTTGCTTCTTCAGCAGTTTCTTGTTCAGCAGGTGCATCTTCTGCAGTTGCAGTGCCAGCAGCTTCTGTTTTACGTCTTTCAAATCCACTCTCTGAAAGGAAAGTGATTATTTTACTATAAAGAGTGCCTACTACTTGCATTTCGCCTGCTTTAATAGCACCTCTTTGACTAGTTGCTTCGATTATAGTAGCCATTACGTTTACATCTTGTATACTTATAGCTGTTGGAATCGACGCAGGTGCTTCAACGGGGGTCTCAGTTGTTGAACCGTCTTCTGCGGTAGTTTCGATAGTTTCTTCGTTAGACATAGATAAATCTCCTTTTAAATTTAAGTCTTATTATAATTATAATTATATATGAGTTTAATGATGTTTGTCAAGCATTTTGTTTATTATATGCTACTATTATTTATATATTAGGTTATCAAGGAGTTAATATTTTGATTAGTTCGTTTTTGTCAAAGACTACCCCTTGCCCCTTCATTAATATACAAGCATTAGGTAATGTTTCGTTTGGGGATGGCAAAATTTCTATGAGAACCCATCTTTGATCTTTTGCATTAGCAAAAAGATATGCAACTGCACCTCTACTTGATAATTCGTTACTTGCAGGGTCTGCTAACATAGTAACACCGTTTCCACCAAATATAGGCGAAACTTCTTTAAAGTTATCCTCAGACATAACGCCTATTAAGTCTTTTTGTGTAAAACACTGTATAGGTTTATTAGCCCACATAAACTTTGTAGTTTTTTTACTACTTTCTTGTGATAACGATATGCTAGATATTACAGCAAATATTAAAACTAAGAAAGTACTATATATCAATTTAAAATTCATTGCACTTTCCTCATTATTATTTATTATATTATGCCGCTTGTTTGTGTTCTGAGAACTGATAATAAGCCCAATTACCAAACGGTGGCTTAATTTTATCAGTTCCGTGTATTACGAATACTGTATCACAGTAATTCTCATCACCCCATGAGTTATATGGGTAACCATCAGTAAACATTACAAATCTTTCAGGTTGTATATCATTTTCTTTCATGAAATCCCAATTACACATGAAGTCTGTTCCACCTCCACCTTTAGGTTCGTAAGTTAGGATATCATCTATATTACTATTATCAAATTCTGCATATCCGTAAACACTAGTATCGAAGCACCATAGTTTAATTTTAAAATCTGAGAACTGTTCCATAATGCCTTTGATTTCACTAAACATCTCACTAGCCATATCAGTAGTAATACTACCACTCATATCAACACTAACTGCAATGTCAATAGTATTCTCAGGAACCATACCTGGTAACATAAAGTCACTACCCCATCCTTTACGGCTTCTTTTCATAAAACTATAGTCACTTTTAATTGTACTTTGGATACTTGTAGAAAGTAACTCTCTCCAGTCCATCTTAGGCTCTGTTAAGTCTTTAATAATTCTCTCAACACTTGCTGGCATATTACCAGCAGGGCCTGCTTGTTTAGCACTATTAATTAAACCTTCCTTAATCTCATCTCTAATTTTCTTCTTTTCTTCTTCACTATAGTTAGGTTTAGACTTTGAAACTAGGTTACCATTCTCGTCTTCTTGTGGTTGCCCATCTCCATCACCTTCTTCACCATCTAAATGTTCGTCTAATAACATATCTGTAAGTTGATCGATATCAATCTTATCTGCTTTTTCGTATAACTCGTCATATACTTCTTCCATACTATATCCATCATACTTAGGATCATATAGTGCAGGAACTGTAGTAATCATTATACCAATTCTAGCAAACTTTAAGTCTCTATTAACACAATAGTCAGCGGCAATGTTTGCAAGTTGTGCATGATGTTTATTAGCACGACTACGACCCAAATGATCGTATACATTATGTAATACTTCATGTCCAAAAAGAAATTCAACTTCTTTAGGTTTAAGCATAAGAATAAATCTACTATTGTAATAAAAATATCTTCCATCAGTAGCCGCAGTAGCCAACCATGCATCAGCATTAACTAACGGAAGTCTAGTAGCCATGTTGCCAAAAAATGCTGCTTTTAATAACAATGCAACCCTAGCAGTTGTTAGCACCTCTCTTGCTTCTGCATCTTCAGCAGGCACAGTTTCAAAACCTACAGGAAGTATAATATCTTTTGTATTTGCACTTGTGCCTTTTTTAGCCATTTTATATATTCTCCTTAACATTGTTTTTTGCAACATAATCTTGTGTTTCAAAAAAACGTATATCAGCATCTGTAGTACAAGGGTCAGTATTTTTACTTTGTACTTTTCTTATAATCTCATTTAATTCAACTGTTTGCAAAAATGTAAATTTATAAAACATAATATCTCCTAGTTTCTAACTATAATTAATAATAACATAGTATTAGGATCTGTCAACCTTTCTTGTGCCCAGGAAATCTTCTTCAATGGCTGTTTTAGCACTATGGCAGAGCACACATAAACTGTTAATATTGTCTTTAGAATCTGCTCCGCCGTGGCTTTTTAAGATTATATGGTCACCATGCATAACATATCGCATGGCTTTTATTTTTTTGTATTCATCTTCGACGTGTCCAAACCTTAAGTCATCGTCTCTAGGATCGTAATTACATTTAGTACATATCCAGTTTCTATAAAATGTATGTGGTCTTTCTGGTCTCCCCATACCTCCATATTCTGCACACTGGAGTTGATGTTCTCTACAAAGTACATTAGAACCTGGACCATCAAAGTGACTAAGTTCTTTATCGCAGTCTGCTAACATACAACTTTTACCTAAAGTGTACTGCTCTCGCAGTACACTATTAGTTTTTAATTTGTCCTTACTTGGATCTCTAAACTGTACCATTAGTTCCACAAGTCCTTTGCTGAAACTGTAAAGCCATTGTTCGGAGCATACTTTGGAGTTTTAAGTGTTGTAGACTTATTCATCTGTGCTATTAGGAATGGAACGCCTGTTCTCATTTCTGTAGTAAAGCCTTTAAGTCCAAATTCTGCATAACTTTCTGGGTTAGCATGTTCATACCAACGTGTATATGAATCTTTTACTTTACCCCAGAACACACCATCTTCACCGAAGTTTGCATCAAAGAACTCTTTAGTAAATGCTACCATTTTAAGTAAGTACTCATTATCTACTGTGATCTTTTGCTCAAAACATAAGTTAAAGTATTCAAATAATTGTCTAGCCTCCTTAGCACGTACGGCTCTGCTTTGATTTAAGTATGCCCAATACTGACAAAACATTCTAGTAACTTCAGGATGCTTTCTAGTTTTTAAAGTTTTACTCATTAGTGTATCAGCCAACAATGTAAATGCGCCGGGCTCGTCTTCATCACCAAATTTTGCATGTGTGGCAAATAGACCTGCATCACGTAAGTAATCATTTTTTGTTGCAGTATCTACCCAGTCTGAATAATCAGCACCATCTACCTTTACACCGTATACCATTTGCTTATAGGTATCAATAAAGTCTAATGTTTCCTTTGCATCACCGTTAAGTAAAATAAAGTTACGTCTAATTTCTAACTTCTGTTGAGAACTGTATACAACTACAGGAACCATTGTACTTGCAGCTCTTTCACCAAATACTTTTGTAAGTATTATATATAAAGCAATAATAGTATGCTGACCGTCCCAGGCAATATAGTTATCTGGTTTATTAGGGTCTCTATAAACTTGTATTGCCATAACCATACTTTCACTAAACTTAGTAAGAATACTTAAAATATGACGCATGTTAAGTTCACGTTGCATAGTTTCATCTATTAAGATAGCATTCATGCTAACTTGTATAGATTGACATATATTAATATCTGAGAATTTTGTCCATCCACGTACTGCTGGAGGACTACAGTTTCTACGTTTAAATTCGTCTACTACTGCTTCTAATTGGGAACGAAAGAAAGGTGCTTTTAATATTGCCTTTTCTAATCTTTCTTGAAGGGTTACAAAGTTACTTTCTGCAACTTCATATAAATCGTTTATCTTCTGTGCTTGAGTCTTCATTTTTTTTCTCCGTTTGCAGGCATACTCGCCCTAGGGTTTTGGTTATTTTGATATCCTTTTATTAAGGACTTCTTTACATATATTGACTCTTTCAGTTAGTAAAATTTTATTTCCTAACTTCTTCTCTTCATTTATCCTAGTAGATAAATTAGTTGCAGTTCTTTTAACATGCTCGGTTGTTGCACCAGATATTGATGCTTTAAATTTAGATAGGTTCATTTACTTCTCTCCCTTATTTCTAACTATAACTAATAATAACATATTATTAGAATACGTCAACCTTTATATCTCCTCAAGTTTAGCATATGGAAATTCACAAAATTTAGCACGTCTAGTACCACTAGGACCTCTAGGTTCACGGAAGCCAACTGCATATCCGTTATGTAGTTCTACCCAATACATAACATCTTTATCAGACCCGGGCCATCCGTAGTTACTACCGTGTCGTTGTTTAACTTTTACATCGCCAAATAGTTCTCTACTTTCGATATCCTTTTTTCTATACTTAGGCAATCTCCACCAAGCATTGAAATCTTCATTTAACGTAATTTTTTCTCTAATAAAAGCCATTTTTAACTCTCCATTGCTTTAACGACATATTTTCCAAACCTATCAAAGAACTCTTTAAAGTGAGCAAGTTTATTAGGTTGGAAAGGAAGGTTGTAGTTTGTAATAGCAGTTCTGGCACCCATTACAGTCATTTCAGTTGGGAAATGATCCATCATAAATCTAAAGAAGTTATCTGCCATCTTGTGCCACTTCTCAGAATCTTTCTTACCAAAGTCGTTATATGCATCTTTAAGTTCGTAACACATACCAATTGTAAGAGCATACTGAGCAGATATTTCTTTAATCTTAAGTTCTTTAACCTTACCAGCAAGTATCTCAGCAGGCTTTGGCATATCTTTAGCAATCTTACGATGCGCCATAAACTTAATAGCAACACCTTCTCCAACACAACCTGATATCAAGTCAGTTAGTTCTGCATTACTAGCAGTTTCATCATTTAAGAAATCACTCACATAACTCCAACTTCTAGGAGTAGCAAAACTTCTACCACTTGTGCGAGGATCAAAGTCACATAAGTCTTGTTTAGCAAAAGATATATAACCAACAACATCTTCATGTTGCTTATTCTCTACTGCCCAGTTTAACCAACTATCAAAGTCTACACGAACTTCTAAGTGTACAAATCTGTTTGCTAACGGAGTAGGCATTCTATAAGTAACACCTTTATCTGACTCTCTATTACCAGCGGCAACAATTACAACATTATCAGGCAACACATATTGACCAATACGTCTATTTAGAGTTAACTGATAACCAGCGGCTTGTACTGCTGGAGCCGCACTATTCATCTCATCTAAGAACAGTATTACTGTATCATATTGAGAAGCAAGTTCTTGTGAAGGAAGATCTACAGGAGGTGCCCATTTCATTAAATTAGATTCTTTATCTAAGTACGGCATACCTCTTAAATCAGTAGGTTCCATAAGTGCAACACGAACATCAATTAAATGTGTCTTGCCTAATGTTTGTTTATTAGCGACACCTTGCATTAACTCTGACTTACCAACACCTGGCAAACCCCACAAAAACACAGGACGTTTATTTTTAAAAGCACGAACAATTCTACTTTCTGCTTCTGCTAATGTAACAGTTCTTGTATTAATTGCTTCACTCATTTAGTTCTCTCCCTTGTTTCTAACTATAGTTAAATATAACACAGATTTAAGATACGTCAACCTTTTGCACTGGAAAAGGTCTGTTAATCATCATGTCACCTTTTTTCTGTGACATAGGTTTTTTTAGTCTAATAATTTTTCCATTTGATATTCCGTTTTTTGTATGCCTACGTGACATATCCTTTGCATCACGTAAATCACTTGAAAAGCCGATTACTTTATCAAAATCATTTGCATCTACAACTGCATGAGTGTAATGTATTGCTTCTGCTAATGTAACAGTTCTTGTATTAATTGCTTCACTCATTTAGTTCTCTCCCTTGTTTCTAACTATAGTTAAATATAACACAGATTTAAGATACGTCAACCTTTTTCATATCTTCATACTCTCTTCTGTAATTACTAATCGTATCTTCACTTTCTTTATTAGCAAAGATTAGTATATCGTTCTCCTTATCAATTTCAATGTATGCACGTCTGTCATGTACAGGATGGATGAAATCTGGTATACCCCATACTCGTACTGCTGATACATATTCGTATCCTCTAAATCCTATAAAATGTATTTGTTTCTTTTTCATAGTTTAGTTATAGCACGATATACGTTTCTGTCAACCTAAAGTTATAATTATATACTGTTATAATTGATAAATAATATTACAATGGAGTATTACATATGAGTCGACCAAAGCCAGAGATATTATTAGAGAAGATAGATAAAGAAACTTATAAGACTGAGCAAATACTGGCTAGTGCTGGTATTTGGAGTGTATACTACCAAGGCAGAGCAATTAATCTAAAAACTCAAAACATGTTAGTTAGTTACCCTGGACCTAAGTATAAAAAGGTAAGTTTTAGTAATAGTGGACATGCAATTAACCTTGCTAAGAAACTTAATAAGAAGTTTAACTGTACTGATTTTACTGTCGAACTTCTAAAAAAAGGTGAACAGATATATCCGTAACCAAAAAACAGTACACTAATGCATTTGTTAAACATGGTAAATTAGAGGTACCAACAGACGAACAGTATCAATATTTTTGGCAAAATATTAGAGAAACTGGTGGACTAAGGTTAAATGAGAACGGATACCATTTTGTTAATAAGACACTCGAAATAGAAAATTGGAGTGTTGATATTAGACAAGTAAATGTCTCACATAAATTTCTTTTAGAACTTGATAGATTTATGAACTGTCCGTATTACATTGTGACAGGAAGATGGCCTAAGATTATTATATTCTCTGAACAAACATATTTTTGGTTGGTAATGCATAACAAAGACTTTGAACGTTTTTTAAATGGATACAAAAAATAGTCAAAAAAAACGCCCGGACATTTAAACCTGGACGTACATGTTGGCGCCTTCTCCCAACTTGCGAATTCTTTTACACTAGTATTTAGTCTTCAATATTATCTTTTGAGTCTGTCATAGTACGTGGCAATGCCTGTGTAGCCTTGTCTAATGCCATATCTAATCTATCTAGTAACATAAATATTTCACTAATATTATCTTCAAGTTCATCAATGTCACCACCACCAGCAGTGTCCATCCGTTCTAAGTCTGCAACTTCTCGTCTAACATGAGCAATATGATTTCCGATATTGTCAATTTGGCTATTTAAGCTGTCGGGGGACATCTCTCTAAGATTATCAAGTTTCTTAACTACATCAATCATATGTGGGTTTTGCATATCTAATTCCTTTTACTGTTATTGTATTTATATAATTTTAAACATGAGACACTCAGGGTTAAGGAAGTGTTCTCTATTTTTTAATAATCTTTCCTTTAGATTACTATAGTTTGGAATGCCTTTTTCTAATACCGTTTTGTTACTTTCTATCATATATTCTATTCTGTTATTTTCTACGTTATCATAACTATTATCAAATATGTCATCGAATACATCAAATCCATAATCTCTAAGCATCTTCACGTGTCCTTTATTACTTACATATAGTGCAGGATGCAGTGCAAGAAAGCAATGTGTTGTCTTTTCTGTTATGAAGTCAAAAGGCAAGTCAACTCTAGTTTCAGTAACTACACTAAACTGGCAACGATTATAAACAGGATGTAAGTTTATTAGATTATTAGTTTCTAATTTTACATCCATCTCTGACTTGTTGTAACGCGGATCACTGTTATACTCTTGTATTGTCCAGTCGTCGTGTTCGAAGATGTTCCAATTACGAGCCTTATAACTTATTAGTCTACTAGGCATTTTTTCTAATAGACTTACTGTTTTGTCTCGGTGAGGTCTCTTGTTCATATTCAAACAAAGGAACACAAAATCTTTTTTTGTTTTAAATGGAAAGTAATCTTTAACTGAAAGTTTTTGTGCATCTAAACTATGATAATAAAGATACCTTGGATAGTATACAAGGTTTAGTTTCGGATATAACTTGTTTAAGTTATTATGCCAAACACAGAATATAATCTTATCTATGTCTTTACCGTAGTGGTCAATATACTTTTCTAGTTCTACTATTACACCGTTTTTATATGTTAACTCCTCTTGTAACCATATAAATGCTGGAGCAACAGGCGTTCTAATTGGCCAACCAGATTCTGCATCATGAAGTGTATGTAAAGTATCACCATATCCTGATTGTTGCTTAAATCCTAAAACTATTTTTTTATCCATAGTTAAAGTAGATTTCATTTCTTGTAAATTAAAAATTATTGCTCACTACATCTACCTGTGTAGGTGTGTTAATTTCTTGTTGTAGTTGTATTACTTTGCCTTGTAGTTCTATTGTATAAGCAAGTAACTTTTGATATTCTAATGCTATGTGTTGTGCTTCAGTTCTAGTAACATCGATACTAGGACTATTTCCCATAGTGGCTTTAGTAGCAAATTTTTGTAGATTAGGAAAATTAGGCATTACGATTTTCTCAACTGCTCCTGCATCTCGAACTTAGTTTTAAATGGTCCTTTGTATTCATTATTAGCAAGTGTGAATAATTTAGGACAGTAACTTCTAACCCAACCATGTTCAAACTTGATTACATAGTACCCTGCACAATAGAATGCATTACTATTTTTAGTTTTAGTATATAACGGCAACTTACGTTTTAGATCATATATATCGTTTAACGGCTTTGTTTTGCATGGCCATCCGTGTACATTGTATTCTTCTGACTCTTCTGTTACGGCAAGTTGTTTGCTAGTAATAAACTCTATATCTGCTTTGTTTACTAGTGCAGACATATCTTTAAACTTAAATGGTTTTTTGTTAACCGTAAGTATTAGTTCAGTGCCTTGACGTAGTGTGCCAATTTTTTCACCGTTACGTTCTATTATCCAAAACTTATCGTCAATAATTGATTTAGCCTGTAAATTCATTAACATATCCTCGTTGTAACCATTCTGCATATTTTGTAGCCTCTTCTGCTATACGTTTAAGTTCATATTTTCCACAGAACTTTAAGAATTTTGCACCTACCATACTGTTATTTTTAGTAACCATCTGTTCTTTCATTGTACTATCTATATATGTCTTTAGTTCTTCAGGTTGAGCAGTTAAATCTACTAGTGTAACATTTCTATTATAATCATCGAGTACACGATGTTCTTGACCATTGTGATCTGTCCATCGTTGTAACATCATATTATTCCAATTAAAGCCTTTACTATTTCGATCTTCGTATGCCTCTATAAGACCAACTTTCTTCTGTGTTCCTTTTTCTCTAACGCCAGGAAATGCACTAAAGATATTATCAGTTGGATCTCCTCGCATACATTTTTTAAATAGTTGATACTCTGGTGCAGGAGTTTGCTTATGCTCTCCAGTCTTTTTATCTTTAACAGGCTTACCGTAATCATCGAAATACCCGTCTAATGTAATCATATGGTTAGTAATACCGTTATACTGCTTTACATGTGTGTTAACAAGTTGTACAAAGTCGCTGTCGCTACTTACAATAACATGTTTGTCATTAGGATGCATATGAATAAATCTAGCGATAATATCATCTGCTTCTGCTATATCACATTGTAGAGTACTACAATTTGCATTTGCAGTTAAGAACTTAGTTAATTCATCGTAGGCTTCATAAAACAGTTCGTCTTCTTCTTTGTCTGTTTCATTAAGAGCCTGTCTGGCTGCCTTACGATTTGCTTTATACGGAGTATAAAAATCCTTACGCCAACTACGACCTTCAAATGCAAACACTACATGATCCGCGCCACTAATTCGCCATGCTTTATTAATTGCACTCATTGTTACATGAATAGCAAAACCTAATTTAGTCCATGTATCCATTCCTCTGTGTGCGGCGTGTCTTGCTCGAAAGAATGTATTTAAACTGTCTACTAATAAGTATGTTTTCAAAACTACCTCTAAAGTTTATTAATTAGTCTTAATTGTACTATATTCTTGGGTAGAAGTCAATCGTTCAAGTAAAAAGTTATACCACGCATTGTGTCCGTCTTCTCCAAAATGGTAACCGTTATTCACAGTTTTACAGCCTTGTTTAGTTAGATACTTTGTGTACTCGTCTATATGAAAAAATAAGTGCTTAATATGTTGTTGATTAAGTTCGTTACTAAATTGGTTTATAAGATTAGTCCAATAAAGTCTTTTAGTTCTAAATTCCTCTGGAGTTTGATCGATTACCCATTGTTTATATTTTTCTTTAAGTTCCTCAGGAACACTGTCTGTACCACTTGCAGTAATTTGAAGCCATTCTTCTTTGTAGGGCCATTCTTCTCTGTCCCAAGTCGT